CTAATAAACAAGAAATATTAAATCAAGAGAAGGAAGCAATCGAGAGATTATCTCAAAAACCTATTTTAACAAGCTTTAAGAACTTTACTCTAGAAGCAAGCAAAATTGGAACTGCACAAAATGAGTTGTACAAAACCATAATGATAGTTGCGAAGCTAGCAGATAGCTCCAAAACTATATCAATGATGCCAAACCTATATAAAGATATGGTCAATGCTGTTAGACTCATGAGGGCTAAGTTTCCTGATGCTAAGTATGATAAAGCTAATGAGCCGAATTACTCATTTAGTTCTTGCGGAGTTTACCTTAAATTTAAAAACGGGAAATCCCAGTCTATACCAGCGTTATTAGCGTCAGCATATGAAGAAGATTGGGTAAAGGAGTATATACCTGAATTTGATGAATTGACTGGATTTGATTTAGAATATGGTCAACTAAGGGAACAGGTTAAAGGTGAATTAACATGTTATAAGGAAATCTCCATATCTATTAAGCAGAAGAAGTTTGCAAGAAGAGTTATACACATTACGAATAACTGTGTTCAGGATAGACTAAATTTCTTTCATAGAAGGATAGCTTATCTACTTAAAAAGATGCAATGTGATTGCACATTCAATCAGGATAAGGGCATACAGTTTATACGTAATGCAACAAAGGATAAATCACACAATATATATTGTCTTGATTGGTCAAAAGCCACAGACACTATGTTAAGTGAAGTGCAAGGGTTAGTTATCAAAGAATTAGTTCTTAGACACTACGGTGAAAGAGAAGCTAATATTCTAATTAGCGCCTGGATGAAACTGGTTAAAATGCAGATGACATTTAAACATGTAGACGGCTCAATAGAGAATTTCAATATTGAGTCTGGACAACCGCAAGGATTCTTAAGTTCCTTTCCGTCATTTGCATTACTTCATCATATTATTATGATAACGAATTATAGAATGACTTACGGTGAAGATGTTAACCCAGTTAAGTTATATAGAGTCCTTGGAGATGATTCAGGATTCTTAAGTATCAAAAGACTAAAGTCAGACTTTTTGAAGACGAATTACATTAGACTGTCAAATGCA